ACAAGCAAGAAAATTAATTTCATCTGTTGCAATTAGATTAGTGTTTGAACAAAATGATGATATAGTAAGAAATCAATTTACTTCATTGGTTAATCCAATCCTTGAGAACATTAGAAGTGAAAGAGGAGTTTATGATTTCCGTGTAGAAGTGGATAATAGTCCAGAATCTTTAGATAGAAACGAATTATTAGGTAAAATATTCATTAAACCTACTAAAGCATTAGAATACGTTCAAATTGAATTTGTTGTAATGAATTCTGGTGCATCATTTGATGACGTATAAAAATTTATAAAATATCTGAGGAAAAATAACATCCTCAGATATTTATTAATAAGAAGATAATAAAAGAATACAAAATAAAATACTATGAGTGATTTATTAATGAAAATGCCCGTACCTTACGAGCCAAAGAAAAAAAATAGATGGTTATTTAGATTTCCAGCTGAATTAGGAATACAACAATGGTGGTTAGCGAGTGCATCACGTCCAACAATTGAAATGTCTGAAGTGGAGATACCATTTTTAAACACATCAGTGTTTGTACTAGGTAGATTCGTTTGGAATCCAATAGACGTTACGTTTAGAGATGCTATCGGACCTTCATCAGCGCAAGCAATAATGGAATGGGTGAGACTTCACTCTGAATCAGTTACTGGTCGTCAAGGTTATGCTGCTGGTTACAAAAAAGATGTTGAAATTGAAATGTTAGACCCATCTGGAATCGTTATTGAAAAATGGCAATTACAAGGGACAATGTTAACAACAGTTAATTTTGGAGATTTATCTATGGATGATGACGGGATTGCAGATATTCAAGCAACATTACGTTTTGATAGAGCAATCTTAATATTCTAGAAGTCTGATAATCAGGTGGTTATCTATTTTATAGTAAAATAGCTCTATCAAATAAGAACTTTAACCTTTACTTTATATATTTATTTAAGTATATTTAGCTAAAGGTTTTTTTATGAAACAAATTAAGTGTAAAATATGTGATAAAGAGTTCACATCATTATGGGGTTTAAGTAGACATAACTCCCAAAAACATAACATGTCATCTGAAATGACATACATCAATTATAACTTGAGTGGGGTTGAACCAACTTGTGGATGTGGGTGTGGTGAGAAACCAACATTCCTTTCAATTAAAAAAGGTTATAATAAATTTATTAGAGGTCATTCTTCAAGAGTTAATAATAATTGGGGTCATAACCCCGATGCATTAAAGAAGTCACACGCAACCCAAAAATTGATGCATGAAGCTGGTGCGTTAAAGGTATGGAATGATGGATTGACGATTGATGACGTTAGAGTTAGAGATAATATCAATAAGGTAATGTCTAATCCAAATAGAAGTAAAAATATATCTAAAGCGTTAATTGACGTTCCTAAAAGTGAAGAGCATATAAGGAATATATCAGAAGGTGCTAAGACACGATGGTCCGACCCAAAAGAGCGAGAACTTCAAAGTCATAGAAGAATGTTATGGATGAAAGAAAATGATTATACTGTTAAATCTAATTTAGAGGAAATTATTAATACTATATTTATAACATTAGACCTTGAAGAAAATGTTGATTACGAAAGACAATATTATATTAGAGATAATAAATCATATTATGATTTTAAACTTTATAAAAATAACATACTGATTGAGGTTGATGGTGATTTCTGGCATTGTAACCCAAATTCAAAATATAAAACCCCTAAATATGAATGTCAATTTAAAAATCTTAAAAAAGATAAAATTAAAAATGAGTGGTGTAAGGATAATAATATTACCCTTATAAGATTTTGGGAATATGACATTAAAAATAATCTAGATGAAGTGATAAGTAAATTAAAGGAACTTTTATAAGGTATTGTAATATTTATTACTATGAGACGACACGATAAGAAAAAACATATGGAAAAAGTTAATATGATTTTTGAGCGAAGAATATTAATTGAATATGTCACACCTGAGTTTTTATATCATGGTACAAAGTCTGATTTTTCAGAATTTAAAAATGAATTCCAAGGACCTTCAAAAGGGTTCTTTTTTTCTAATTCATTGGAACATGCAAGAGCCTTTGCGGGAACTCATGGTAAAATCATGAAAGTTAAATTAATATTTAACAACCCTATGATAGGGGAATTTGACGCTAGAAAGGCTTATGAAACTGGTGAAAAAAAACCAGATGTAGTTAATAAAGCTATAAAAAATGGGTTTGATGCTGTAATTTTAGATACTACAGACCTTGGATATAAAATTACTGAATATATAGTATTTGATGTTAAGAATATTAAAATAATAGAAGTTATATGAGAAATACTATAAACATACAGTTTAGGACTGTTATAGCTAATGGCTATTCAAAACCACTTAAGTTCGCTACTATAAGTGGTTTTTACTATTAAAAGAGATATTTATTAATATGAGAAAAGGTGATAAATTAAAAAACATGATTAAAGCGAATAAAAGCTTTCAAGGTAGGTCAAATAATAACGGTGGAAATATTCAAGAAGAAGAAGAATTTATATACACCCCAATTCCAGACTTTCACCCTAATTTAAGTAGATTATTATCAAATAAATAATTATGAAAGATAGAATAAAAAAACTAGTATCGGAAGCGTTAAATGAACTCACTGGTAGGGAAGCCGCTAAAAATGATATAACTTCTGATAATAAAAAATTTAGGGATAGTAATTTAGCTAACCACCAACAAAAAGATAATTGGGACGAACCTAAAATAACAGATACTTTTAATAAAAAAAGTGGTGAACTTAATAAAAAATTACATAAAGAGTATCCAGATTTAAACGGTTATAAAGATAATATAAAAAATGTAAAAAAAGTTGAGGAGATTGGGGGGATAAAAGGAATACCATCTCTTAGGGTATTAACTCGTAAATCTAAATTTGGTTTTGGTAAGATGAAAGACTTAACAATGCAAGAAATACTTAATTTAGGTAAAAAGAAAGAACTGATTAGTACTTACTATAAATTATCATCAATTAATTTTATTGATGATATCCTAGAAGAGTTAGGTATCGTTGATGAATGGGTTATAGAAAAACCTGGTACTGACAAAGAATTATTTGTTAAATTTCTTATTGATGGTGGAGCTGTTAGAAAGGATAGAAATAGAACTGGACCCAATGCGCTTAAGAAAGAAAGACCTATATTAACAAAATCACAATTACAAAATAAGAATCAAGGTAGATAGTATGGTAAGGTACGATAAAATATCACTTAAGGATTTATATTTAATGACTGAAAATGTTGCGCAAGCAGAAAAAATACTTAGGTTAAATAATGTACCATTAGATGATGGAGATTATTTAAGATTTAAAGAAGAATTAACGCAAGATAATAGCATTGGTTATTTAGGCCCGATAATAAAAATGGAAATTAAACATGGGGTAACATATTCAAATTTAATCAATATTTATGGTTTAATAAAAGATAATAGAAATATTATTAAAGAATTACCTAAACAATTACAAGCTTATGATAATTCGGAAGATTTTACTCGTGATTTAAAATCATTAAGAAATAATAAAACTATAAAAACTTTAGCTAAAAAACTAACAAACACTAATAGAATAAAATCCACATTAATTAATAGTAATTTAGATGATAGTATTATAGAGGATATTACTAACTTTTTGAATTTAAAGTCAAATGACCAAAAAGAATTTTTAACCAAATCTGATAAATATGATGATTTAGAGACCTTTTTAAAGGATTTAAAAAGATTTAATAGTGATATACACACTGGTTTTAATTATAATATCGTATTAAGTAAAATACAATCATTGAATGAGTCAGATATTAGGATTTTAATCGCTAATAAGGATAGTAATATGATTGTTGTACGAATATTAACATACGAGGCTTCACGAAATATTGGTAGCACATCTTGGTGTATTGTTGGTGATGAATCATATTTTGATAGTTATATTAATAACGGCGAAAATAACCAATATTTCTTTTTTAATTTTAACTCTGATATACCTAGTAATCTTAAAATGATTGCTTTTACTATGAATGAGGATGGCCAAATTACAGCCTCACATGATAGATATGATAATGAATTTAGTCAACCTTTAAATTATTTAGAAGGTGTTGGTATCGCTAAAAAAATGTTTACCATTAACTCTAGGGAACATGAAATAAAAAGATTAGCAAAATTAGGTGCAAAGGATGATGAGTGGGGAGATAATGATAGAAAATTATCAATAAGGGGTTATGAGAAAACTGATTATCGTGGAAACACCTACGTAACCTATTCAGATGGTATAATGAATAATATTAAAAATATTGGTAAAATATTTTTAATTGATTTAACTAGTAATAAGATAAAAAATAAACAACATATTGATATACTTTTTAAAAAATTTGAAAATTATCCACAAAAAATATATAGAAAAGATGGTCGTGATGGGACTTATGATAGTACCATTAATATAATTACAAACTCTTTACATAATTTTGATGACGTGAAAATGACTCCTAATCAAGTTCGTGATGAGACTAACTCTACATATGATGAATATGGTAATATGATACCTAACTTCATTGAAATTGACACTGATAAGCTATTAGATGTTTTAACCAAAGTTTATACATCAAAAATAGATATGGGTAATGACACTAAAAGAACAATAATGCATTTCCTTAAAGATAATGGTATTGATTTACTGAAATTAACTCAACAAAAAAAACATAAAACGGGTGATGATTTAAGTCAATCAGAATTTCAAATGTTAACAAAAAGAGGGGAAGATTTAAAACCAATTATACAAAACAAATTATCTGCAATTCGTAGAGGTGAGGATGTTAATATGAATTCATCTGAGATAAATTACGCAATTGATAATGGTTATAAAAACATTATTAGTAAATATTATAAGAATATGATACAACATTTTGGGGAAAACCAATTAAATTATGATGATGCCATTATTTATGATAAACTTGGTATGTTTAACGAAATAGGAGAAGTAATATCTAAAAAAGGTGAAAATTTTGGAAGCGAATCATTAAATTCAATAGAAAAAAGCATATTTGATGCTTATAATAGAGCTAAAATTAAATAATTATGAGAAGACACGATAAGAAAAAACACATGGAAAAGGTGAATATCCTTTTTGAAGCGAGAAAATTAAAAGAATCAGCATTTAATTGGAATGGTAAGTATGAGAATGAAGAGGAAATTGAAGAAGGTATCTTTTTAGGTAACGATATGGAAAGTACCGAATATATAGACGAAAACGAAGAAGAGGGATGTGATTGTCCATTATCTGAGGATGAAAATACAACTCAATGGTTTTCAGATGAAGACGGTGAGAGACTAATTGACAAAAACTTCAATTAATTCATAAAAAACTTTACTTTAGATATTTATATAATATATTAAGATAAATAAAGTTTTATAAAAATGGATAAAAAACCAAATGTATTCCCTAATGGCAAAACAATGCAAGAAGCAATGGATGAAGCCAATGAAATGGGTAGTAAAATAGCCGAACAAGCTAATAAAGAGCTAGAAGTTAACCCAGTTAATATTCATAAAAGTGAAGGTGAATTAAAAGCTGAAGCCCAAATGAAAAGTAACACCATCAATAACTTAGAAGACGATATAAGAAAAATGGATGAGTTATTAGCAAGAAGAAAGGCTGAAAAGACCCCAAAGGCTAAAGAAACCATAAAAACTGAGATGATTTATGATGAACCTGAGGTTGAAACTAAAGTTGAGGCTAGACCAGCAGAGTATAAACCTGATGTAGTCGTTGAGAAATCCCCTGAAATTATTAAGGAAACAGAAACAGTGATAACCAATAATTATGATTACCTTAATAAACCACAAGAAGATGTCCCTTATGACGTAATTCAATTACCAAGTAAAGGATTATTATATAAAAACCAAAAAAGTGGCTTAAAACTAGCTTATTTGAACGCTATGGATGAATCTATAATGACTAATCCAAACCTATTACAATCAGGTGAATTTTTAGAAATTTTAATCAATAGAAAAATGCTTGATACCAATCTTAGGTATAAAGATTTACATATGGGAGATAGAAACGCTATTATGATTTGGTTACGTTCAACTGGATACGGCCCAATGTATAACATTGTTTTATCAAATCCAAATGATACGGAGTATACTGAATTTAATGTTGATGTGGATTTATCGAAACTTAAGGTTAAGGATTTAGGTGAAACACCAAACAGTAATGGAGAGTTTGATTATAAATTACTAGTTAGTGGTACTGACATTAAATTTAGGTTATTAACTGTTGG